TATTCATAATAATGTTGATAATAGAACATATGAATTTATAGTTCCAACCGATTATCCATTTAGACCTCCTAAATTATCGATAAATTATCGTTTTTATTCGGTTTATCAAAAATCTAGGTCACAATATTTTACTGACGCATTGATAAAATATAAAGGTATAAGCTGTTTATGTTGTGAATCTATATTATGTAGTAATAACTGGAGCCCAAACTTAGGATTTACACATATTTTTGCAGAAGTTAGTAAATTCAAAGATTATTGTAGAGAAATCGCATATCGTGTTATGATTGATGTTATTAAACGAAAATATTTGATAGATGATATAAATATTGTTGACTGGTTATATTAGATTCTAGAACTTAGGTTTTATTAACATTATATTATTATAAGTTATTAGATTTGTTCTAGTGATATTTGAATTTGCTCATGTTATTTATTTTGTTAGTGTTTGCGATGTTTCTGCAGTACTATCAAACATTGTTAATCCAGCACCAAAATATCATGATGAAGAAGTTGAATCTGCTGGTGTTTGTGCAGATTCGTTCGATGTTTCTACAGTACTATCAAACATTGTTAATCCAGCACCAAAAGAGAATGGAGATGTCTCGCTTGTAGATGATATATTGTTAGTTGATTGAGGTTTTGATTGAGGCATTACATCCATATTTTCGTCGGTTTCACTTATTAATTCAATAGGTTTAAGAACAAAAGCATACTGAGCTCTGTCGAAAAATAAAATATTTTCTTTAAGATTTGTATCTGATAATTGGTATCTCATAGCCACCATTTGACATCCGCTTTCTCTACATATCTCTCCATCTGGATTAGATGGATTTGAATCATTTTTAGGAACAACAATAGTCATACCATGTTTATTAAATTCCTTTAACTCATTTATATCAGAATTGTTTTTTATGCTATTGTAATCATATTGCCTCATAAATATAGAATTACTAGTTAAATTTATATATTCAAGCAATTCCTGATTTTCTAAAAATGCGGTGTTTGTTCTATCTACAATCAATATAACTTTATTTTGAAGCGATAACAAAGGAACTTTTCCTAAATTTTTACCATCAGAATCATAACTATAAGATGGACCTAACATAATATCAGTATTACTTCTAAAAATCTCAGCTAATTTTGAATACATTTTTTCATTATTACTCTTAATTCTTAAGTGAATTAAAATAGGGTCGGTTGGGTTTGGGCATGTACCCCCTGAAAAAGCATAGTTACGTATAGTATCCATTACATTGACAAATTTGACTGAATTAAATGTTTCTTTAACATGGTAATTATCTGTCGTACTTGTTGCAACAACTGGTTGGTCATCAATGGAATATACTTCAAAATCAAGACATCTAACTCCTTGCTTGATAATTGCTTTGAGAACACAAATATCTACATAATCGTCCTTATATGACCCTCCACTACAAGCATTATAAGCGGTTTTAATATAATAATCAAATAACCTACCCTTGCAATCAGGGTCTGAATTATTTATCGGTCTTAAATTTCCATCTATACTCGGGTATAATGAATTCATGTAATTACATTCGGACTTTTGAAGTCCATTAATATAAACTATATGCCAGATATAAAAAATAATAGTAATAATAGTGAATCCTGTTATTATGAGTGAAATAGTATTTTCATCCATATTTTGAATAATGCTTAAATAAGAACTCGCGGTTTGATTTGATGACACATTAGTATAAACTATATAACAAATTAAAATAATTAAAATAATAAATATAATTCCTATTAACACGTATATTTTAGTTGTATCATCCATGTTTTGAATACTGCTTAAATAACCATTTTTACGCTTTGATGACATTGTTAATATATATTACTATTTTAAAATTTTTGTTTAACACATTTATAACTTTTACACCTAATTTTAATAATCATAACTTATACAAGACATAAGTATATAATATTATTTTTATTATTTAGTCTCCAAATTGATTTAATTACAATAATGTAGTTTTATTATACTAAATAAATTAATTTTTATATATTTAATATTAAAATAATATAATTATAAAGATATATTATATACTAATTATGGCAGGAGGATTGATGCAACTAGTGTCTCAAGGACAACAAAATATAATTCTTAATTCAAATCCATCAAAAACATTCTTTAAATGTACATATAAAAAATACACCAATTATGGGAAGCAGAATTTTCGAATAGATTATGAAGGCACTCCTCAATTGAGTTTAACAACTGAGAGTACTTTTACGTTTCGCATCAAACGCTACGCAGACCTTCTTATGGATTGCTATATATGCGTGACATTGCCTAATATTTGGTCTCCAGTTATGCCACCGAAATCTTACACAAATCCAGATGGTACAACTGGATACACAAATTGGGTCCCATATGAATTTCAATGGATAAAAAATTTAGGTGCACAAATCATCAGCAAAATTACTATAAATTGTGGTAATCAACAACTCCAACAATATTCCGGACAATATATTTTAGCTTCGGCACAGAGGGATTTTCCAGGTACAAAGCTAGCATTATTTAACGAGATGATAGGCAATGTCACAGAACTAAACGACCCTGCAAATGCTGAACCTCGTGTTAATGCATATCCTAATGCGTTTTATACAACCAGTCCTGCTGGTGCTCAGCCGTCAATTATTGGACGAACATTATGGATTCCACTTGGCTCCTGGTTCAATCTTTTATCGACTCAAGCATTTCCACTAGTAGCGCTTCAATATAATGAATTGTGGATAAATGTATCGTTTAGACCTATTAATGAATGGTTTACGATAAGAGATGTAATGGATTATACAAATAACTATCCAATTGTTGCTCCTAATTTTAATCAATTTTATATGCAGTTTTATAGATTTTTACAAACACCTCCTGATGAAGAATTAGGTGCTACATCTTATGTAGACACAAGAACGAATTGGTTTGCTGATATTAATTTAAATTGTACTTATTGTTTTCTCTCGGATGATGAAGCAACCATATTTGCTAAGAACGAACAAAAATATTTAATCAAACAAATCTATGAAAAGCCTTTTTATAATATAACTGGAGCAAATAAAATCGACTTAGATTCGATGGGTATGGTAATCAGTTGGATGTTTTATTTTCAAAGAAGTGATGCCAATTTGAGAAATCAATGGTCTAATTACACAAACTGGCCTTATGAATATATGCCACAAGATATAACTCCAGCATCAACCGCAGGCAATTATCCCAATCCAGAAGAAACAAGTATTTACCCGCTTTTGGGTCCTGGTTTAAATCCAGGTGGAACATTGTCTGGTTTGTATATAACAGGAGTTTATAATCCTCAAAATATAAAATCAATTTTGGTTGCAATGGGTATATTATTAGATGGTCAATATAGAGAGAATATTTTACCGGCTGGCGTCTATAATTTTGTAGAGAAATATGTACGAACGGCTGGATTTGCACCACCTGGTCTATATTGTTATAATTTTTGTTTAAACACTGACCCTTTAACTTATCAGCCTTCAGGTGCGATGAATATGAGTAGATTTACTAATATACAGCTCGAATTTACAACTATAACTCCACCAGCAGATCCTTATGCACAGGTATTGACAATTTGTGACCCAAATACTGGCGACATAATTGGTATCAATAAACCGACATGGAGAATTTATGATTATAACTTTAATATGTATTTAATGGAAGAAAGAGTGAATATGGTGATATTTGTCGGTGGAAATGCTGGGTTATTATATGCTACTTAAATTATAGCATATATGTATCGATTTTATATAGTTATTACTTATAAAAATTATATAAAATACTAAACAAATAAGGAAAAATAAATAAAAATTATTATGTTAAAAATCCATTTGTATATGGTGTTCCTTGAATATCTACAAAAACATTTATCGTCTGTTCTCTTCCTAAATTATATAAATATTTGGATTTAACATATGTATTAAGATTAAAATATGCCGCTGTCGGGTATACTATTTTTGTGATAAAATTCACAGTAGTAATACCTGCTTTAGTGAACGAACCTCCGGCATACAAATTATTGTTTGAGTCAGCTACCAAAGCGTTTACACCGCTATTAAATCCGCTTCCTAATGCAGACCATGCGGACCCATTCCAACGTGCAATATAATTTGCGGAAACACCACTTGCTGTTACGAATTGACCTCCGGCATATAAAAAAGTATCGGGACCGGTTACAATGGATTTGCATATATTTGTATTTGTTGGATGTCCTAAGCCGCCTGTTCCAAATGTAGTCCAAGT